TCCATCCAACATCCACAACTCATACACATAATTACTCCTTATATCGGCATTCTGCGACTGACACCAGCCGACAGGTTAGGTTCCCCACCAGCACCAAGAGATGCCATGAGCATTTGAAGATCAGGACGACCACCAGCAGGCATACCTGCTTGACCTGGTGCAACACCACGCATCAAACCGCTAGACGATAAACCCTGTCCACCGCCACCTTCAGGTGAACCCTCACCAGGGGGACCTTCACCAGGGGGACCGACCATACCTGTCTCTTGTCCCGCACCTAGCTGGTCAACCCCTGGTGGGGTGATCTCGGGTGGTGGCTCAGGAGCGAAAGCCTCATTAACAACCTTTTCAATAGGTTGACCTTTTTGCCGTCCGAGAATAATCGCTGACAAGCGTGCAAGGATCTGACCAGGATCTTGCCCTGACTGTGCAAGTACAGGGATTGCTTGCGCATATCCTGCTACTGCCTGCTTTAAAGCGTCACGCATTTCTTCAACATCAACACGTTGTTCTTCCTCGGTGGCGTTAAGTGCGAAAGGCATTTGACGGCGGAGGAAGTCACGGCTGATGAGACGGTCACCACGTGCCTGTAAACCAAACACGAGGGCACGGTTAGGGTCAAGCCCTGCCATGAGACCGTACTGCACATCAACCGTGTAGTCGCCTTTAATATCAACTTCAGGACGGTACCTGATTTCATACGGTGTACCGTCACTGTTGCCACGGATAGTTTTAGTTTCCGAAGCGAAAAGCATCTCATCAACTTTGAGTGCTTTACGAATAAGGTTTTGGAATGTGCGGGCAAACATTGACTGGCCTGTACGGATCTGTGTATCAAACCCTGACATGAGGGCTTGCACTCCACGACCTGTAACAACGGACGCATCAATTTCGCCACCGCGAGCATTCGGGTAACGTGAACCTTGACGTAGTTCCTGATCAAGAACACCCTGCTGTGCGAACGCTGACTGTGGTACTTCGATAGGTACACGGCGTACACGTTCACCGTTAGCGGTACGGATAACCGAATCAGGTCCGAGTGATAGTTCTTGAGCATCAGGTGGCAGTACGATTGGTGCCTGTACTGCTTTCTGTGCAGCCTCAAGGGACAAGAGTGCGAAGCGTGCTTTAGCAACTTGCACTGCAAGCACGTCATCGAACTGTCCATGTGACTCTGTGTCTACACCTGGACGTTTAGTCCATTCGATAAGGCATTCACCGATAGGGTTCTTGGTTGATTCAAGAACAATACCTTCACGGGTAGGTAGGAAAAGCAAGGCAACTTTAGCATCATGGTAACGGACAACCTCAATCATCTCGTTAGATGAACGCGAGTTGCCTTTAATGATCTTCTCAGCTTGTGGATACATGCCGACAAGTTCGTCACTATTCTTGAAGAATGAGAAGAAGCCTGCTTTAACTTGACCCCAACGGTCAAAGATCGGGTATGCGCCGATAGAATCCATGAACACGATACGTGGCATGTTGGTTTCCGTGTCCACTTCAATCATGGACGGTACGAAACCGTACGTGAAGTAGCGGTCACCAGCAGTATACATTTGTGTTTGTACTTCGGAATGATCCAAGTATCCGTTAACGATACGTGTACGCTTCTCGGAGAAGTTACGTGCAGCGTCAGAAATCATTTTAGATGAAGAACAGTTGAATGAAGGCAGTGGTGCGAGAACTTCAGAAAGGTCACGTGCAGCCACGTCAACCATGTTCGCCACGATACCTTTATCGAAAGGACCTTCAGGGAACAAGTCAGGGTAAACGTCCCGCATACGTCCCTGCCTGACGGCAAGAACATCCTGCATACGCCCGTCACGGGCAGCGTTAGACGACTTCAACCTGTCATACTGTGCACGGATCTCACGTAAACGTGGATTATCTGCACCAGTATCAGGTGTCTCACTAAAACTTACAGTCATTTATTAAACCTTTCAAGCCCCGATAGTGGTGAAAGCGTTAGCCGCTTCAGCCTCAAGAAGACTCACAGTTGTTTGCTGCCTACGATCCCACGGTGTAAGGAAACTATTTTTAACATGTGAACGTGTGTAGCTGGAGTTCATTACTACACGGTCACGGCAGGCAAGTTCAGCGAACCACATAGCCATGACGATATCTGTTTTTTGTGTTTTAGGTGCGTTAGGTGCCCACGTAACCAACTGTTCCACTAGTTGTTTACATGATTCCTGACCGTGTGTGGAAGGTAATTCGATCAACTGGTGTTTATCCTGCCAGTTGTTGAATAGTGAAGTCATCGAGGCGACACCAAAATCAGTGTCATGTTTGTTCTGTCCAGTGAAATGGGGGCGGATGATCGCTCCACGGCTGGAACAAAACTCATTCAACTCCCTGTCATGGACAAGGAAACCTTGGAAACCGTTACGTTCAATACGCCACTCACTAATACGGTACTTCATAGTGAGGTCTTTAATCATTTCACGCATAGCCTCAGGCGTGATACCAGCCTTATTGTACACATCCAGCATGTAACGTTTCTGTGTCTGAATATCAAGACCAATAACCACGGCTGACGTGTGCCCCGAGGTGGCGGGGTCAAGACCAGCCACAATAATAAGACCATCCATGCCGTTGACACGCTGCCCAACCATACCTTTAGGTATAGGTCCAGCCATACGGTTACCGTTAATCGCTGCTTTCACCGCTTCAGGTGAGAATATTGCATCCTCAGAAACCTGCTGCTGCTGGTAAACCATAGCCCATGCACGGGGCGATACACGTTTACGCTTCTTAGAAAGACGAGGACCATCCCATTTAGCGTATAAACCGTTCTCGTCAGCTTCTTGCGTTTCAATCTTTGAACCAGGTTCAGGCTGGTTAGATCGAGGCCACAACGTTACCCAATCGGATTCTTTATCGTTAAACTCAAGAACCGCTGGCATTGACAAATATGACCAAGGTGATTCCTCGTCAGGATACCTGTGCTCGTCCCTAAGTTCCCTATAAAGGTCTTTAGAGGCGAGACGGGTACCCACGACAAGCATAGAACCAGCTGCTGAAATACGGGAAATAACTTCCGACTGCAACCAGTCTATCTGCTTCTCAAACTCGTGAGCGTTAGTAAGATCCACGGTATCGTCCAAAATAATCAAATCGGCACGGGCACCATAAATATGTCCCCGAATACCGAGAGCTTGAACGGTTGGATCTTTCTCGCCAGAATCACGAGCATTATCTGACACGTAAATCATTGTCTGATTCCACGCTTCAGAATCCTTATCGAACCCACCAAGGGGTGCATACGCCTCAATCATGGCCTCATAGCGGGGATGAGTGAGACGAGTTTTAATCGCGTACAACATTTTCTTAGCCATCTCAGCCGTCTTCGACACGAGGATGACACGAATATTAGGATCCATACAAATCCGGTACACGACATAGTTGATCGTGATTGAAGTAGTTTTAGCATGTTCAGGTGGCATGTTCACCATCACAAGGTCACGTTCACCCTTCTCGAAAACCATCGAAGGATGCACCCAAGAAGGGTCACGACCCTCAATCAAATCGACCACATTCTGCATGTGAGGGAAAACTTTGGCATCAAGATACTTTTCACTAAACTCAGGAAACGACAAAATCTCACGTTCAGGAGCTGGACCTGACACGCCGTTACGCATGTTCCTGATCCGCTCAACCGACACCACGAAATCTTCATCATCACGCCGCCAACGCTCATACGTGGAAATAGACCTACCCACGCCTTTCATGGCGTTAGCCACAGTCATGCCATCTTTAATTAACTCTAGGAAAGCCTGTTTAGCGGCAGTAACATCTGACCCTTTTTTACGGCCTAAATTAGTAGCCATAAAAAAGAACCTCCAAACATAGTAGCCAAGGCGAGGGTTGACAGCCTTGGCGTTAAAAGGGGTGTTGAAGGACCCAAATGAAGGGGTCCTGAAACAACCCCTGCGGGGTTTATGCCACGGCATCTAACAGTAGACATAAAAATAGTTACGTACTATAAAACAACAACCAGCCCCTAAAGGCTGGTTTTAAAACACTATATAATAATAATAGTTAAACAGTAACGCCCGCCCATTAAAGGCGGGCTTTAATACTATAATAATTATTTTATCTACTACTATAGTATTCCTCGAAAAACCTGACACTTGTGACAAAAAAAAACCAAAAAACCTGAAATGTTACACAATCGTTACAATAAACTATAACAAAACGGACATAAAGGAACAATATTAGAATATCACTCACAACCAAACAGGGGTATACATTATATATACTAGGTGCCGATTGTTAACAATGACGGGTCAAGATAGGATGGTTAGGGTAGGCTTACCTTACTTACGCAACCGTAGGTTACTGGTGGGTAACTTACTATGGGATAACCCTATACCCTAGGGGGTATCCCGAAACTTCCACCCATATATGTAACCGTTTACACAGTTATCCACAAGATATACACAGCTTGTGGACAACATGTGGACAGAATGGATACAATATGAAAGAGAATGGGAGCGGAGAGACTACTTGAGTGTTCAACTGTATTACTTGAGCGTTGAACTATATTGGTTGAATGTTAAACTATTGTGCTTGCTGTTGTGAGCAGCTTATCCACAGCTTATCCACATGCCTGGATATGGCGTTTTGAGGGGTATTAGAGCCCCGAACGTGTGCCCTAGGTGTAGTTGGTCAAGTGTCTCGAGTTCCGATTATCGGACGGTATCGAACGTGTGTTCGGTTCCTGGAGTGTGATGCACGTCACATGATATTTTTCCTGTATGTCCTGCGAATTGCTTGAGGTTCTGCCATGATTGACCCATGACACAACTAGGGAAGGATAGGATCGTGGATAACGACATGGAACACATAACGCAAACTTGCGTTTATTGTGGAGGATATTCAGAAACACCACGTGCATTATGCGACACTTGCTACGTGCTACACATGGTTAAGGCTTGTGAGGCTAGACCAGGTTCCTGCCATGCTTGCAACATGATTGAGATGGAAGGATAGGGATATGACTAGTGGATGGATAGAATGTCATTGCGGGCAACATGTTCCCGCATATCTAGCGGGACGTAATAGGCATGTGACACCTAATGGTGGCGCGTGCAATGGAATTAACCTTGACATGCATGTGCCTAGTATATGCCTAGAATGCGGGCAGGGAACCCATGAGCCTAGTTTCATGGTAAAATTGGATGCAATTAGGATGGAAGGATAAGGACATGATGACTTTGCGAGAATTGAAAGTACAATTATTGGCGGATTACGGTATCCGTTCGCAATGGGTAGAATCTGGTGGTGGTCAATGGTGCCTACTAGTGCAAGTTGGTGATTCTAGTGAACATGGTGAATGGCTAGAGATAGGTTCCCTAGAGTTTGAGTTAGTGAACGAATACGACACACCCGTGACCATGTTTGCCGCGACTCTAGTGGAGAACGGCGATACCGATATATGGTCTGACTCTATTGGGGCTCACGCCATGGCGCGAATGATTGCCCGTGAGATGCTTGAGCGCACGGGGATATTGTTACCTTAAGTGTTGGTGCATAATCGGGCACTAGTCTGCTAGTGTTCGGTTATGTCCTAATAGTTGGGACAGTTTAGGGAAGGATAAGGTTATGAGGGTTATTAGCTTATGCGAGGCGTGTGTTTGGGCAAGTAGTTACGCCGATATTCTGCCAGATAGTGACGCGGAACCGTTAGCAAAAATACATGAAGGTTACATTATCGGTAGCTTACCATGTGAGGATCATGGCGATTATTGTGGTAGTTGCGATAGTCCTAGCTCACGTGAACACTTTGACCGTACTTGTGACGGTTGCGAGACACGTTACGCTGGGTCACGTTACGACTATAACCTGGTGTGGTTAGGTTAATCTAGTTTCATAGTGGGGCATACCGTCTGGTATGCTCACGCTATGCCATTAGATTAGTGGCAAGATTAGGGAAGGATAGGCGCATGAAACTAACTAGACGTGGCGATATTGTGCTAGGCATAGTGTCGGCAATCATATTCCTGGCCGTCATGGGGATATTCGGTCATATTGAGACACTACCCTAACGTTATGGTGCTTAGCCTGCCGATAGTGTAGGCTAAGTTCCATACCATTACGGTAATGGTAGCTCAACTAGATTAGGGTAGGTAAATAGTGATGGTAAATAGCGAGTTTATTGGTGATAAATGTGCGGCATGTGGAGACATCATGCTAGATACTAATAGCAACTTAATGCCAACATGGTCAGATATCCACGACAATATTGTGTGTAACGATTGCTCTATTGTTCGTGACTTAGATTGCGAGGGTAGGTGAGTGACATGAGCAAGTGTGTAGTGTGCGGCATGTTTCTATATAATCGTATTGGTGAGCCCGCTAGTGCTCACGGTACGGTAGATAATGGTAGGTGTAGTGGCTGGCTAGAACCGACAGTAGAAAGGGTAGGTGAATAACATGAATGTTATGAGCTTTGATCAGCAGAGTGAAGTGTACGCTTTTGCGTACCGTTATTTGCATAATAATGGTGGCGATAGTGAAACGTGCCATGCGTTCGCTAACTACGTGGTGAATAAGTGGCGTGACGAAGGATATGATGAGTGGTTGAATTATGCAGACATGTCTAGTGAGTATCGCAGATTCAGCATAAGCCTGGTGTCGCCATGTCAAGCTTGTAATGCTGATCATGGTGAACCATGTAGGGAATGGTGCATAGCAACATTAGTCTAATGTGCTTGATTCTCATTGTGCATTACAGTACCATGAGTTTCATGCCACTAGAATGGTGGTGGAAATAAGACAGATAAGGATAAGAAAATGGAACTGTTCACAATGGAAAGCTCGGCACTATACGACCTGGTGAAAGGTGGCATAGTGGCAAGTGGTAAAGATAAGACACTACCTATCCTGAATTGTGTCAAGTTTGAGGTACGGGAACCGCTGGTACGTGTCGTATCGACAGACAGATACCGTCTAGTTATTGGTGACGTTGACCTA